GGAGGAAGTGCGCTGAAAAGCTGGCGCAGTACGGCGATAAGCCCGTGGTGAGCGCACAGGAGCGGAAACGCATTGAAGAAAAAACAAGAGTAACAATTCACACAACGTTTGGCAGCTAAACGAGGTGGCTGATTATACCTCGAAACTTAATACAAAGAACAATGGATAATTTAAACAACAAACTTTCAGACGAAGCACAAAGCCAGCCATCTTGTTTAGGTGCTGTTAGCCGCAGTTACTTAATTTTAAGTGGCGAGGGTAATATTGATACAAAGCATCAATTCTGTATGGAGTGTAAAACATTAGAAGAAGCAAATAAATACTTTGATAACTTCAAGCGTGGGGAATTTGCGCAAACTTATTTGTATATCTACGAAGCCGTCAAAGTGCGTGAAGCGTAATTGCGGCTAACTAACCAATAAACACCATGAACACAATCAAAATCAAACAGAAGCTTATTGCCTACACAGAAATTCAGCTGCCGTATTTCGGCAAAACAGACACCGCCTACATCTGCATTACCCGTAAAGACAGGTACGACAACTTGAAAGGCATGACGGTATCGCCAAGCTGGCCAAAAATTGGCACAAGTATTTTAGAAAGCGATTTCTACGAATCAAAACCCTGCAGCCCAGCTGAATTTGCGGCGGCGTTTGAGGAAGCGCACCACAACCTGCGGGCGGAATACGAAGCAATCATCGAAGCGCAGGAGGGCTGCAAGAAATGAACTGGTACGTAGGACAGCAGGTTTACTGCCTGCGATTTAGAGAAGGGGTAATAATTGACATCGAGTTTGCCAGTAGATACCCAATTAAGGTAGAATTTAACTTTTATCACTATCGCTACACAGCGGATGGGAAATTATACCTTGGTGACGCAACCCCCATGCTTTACCCCGAAAAGCCGGAAATCATCCTTCCCAAGTGGCAGCCGAAACCGGGTGAGTGGTGTTGGTTTTGGGATGAAAATTTTGATGGAGGATTTTTGTCAAAATTTGAAAAAATGGATAAAAATAATTATGTTGACAATGATTACAGCAGATGGGATTTTTGCGCCCCGTTCAACGGCGAACTGCCGGGACATCTGAAGGAGGTGAAGAAATGAGCTTCCTCCGCACCCTTTGCCGCAAACGTCAGCTGCGCCACAACGTAGGCGAACAGGTCACCTTTCGCAACTCACGAATCAAGGCAACCGTTGCCGCTTCACGATGGAACGCTAAATCACGCTGCTGGGAATATCACCTTGAAGGATTCCCAGGCTGGACAAAACAAAACTTAATCAAATGAAACATAGCACAGACACGAAACAAGTATTCGCGGCCCTCGTAAAGGCGCAAGCCGAAATGCCAACCGCACCGAAAGACGGGAACAACCCGCATTTCAAATCCAAATACGCAACCCTGCAAAGCATCGCGGAAACTGCAAAGCCAATCCTTCAGAAGCACGGCCTGGCAATCTGCCAAACCTTTGAAACGGCCTGCGATGGGGTTTCCATCATCACTTCACTTGTTCACGAATCAGGCGAGTACATTACGGGTTCGTTGTTCTTGAAACCAACGAAGAACGACCCGCAAGGGTACGGCTCTGCAATCACCTACGGACGACGTTACGCTATGGCTGCTATCCTTGGCATTGTTGCCGATGAGGACGACGACGCAAACGCAGCCAGCGCACCTGCAACAGCAGCTGCAGCAACATCAGATAAACCGTGGCTAAACAAAACCGATGCACCCTGGAAAGAGGCGTGCAAGTGGCTCGAAGCTAAGGCTGCCAATGGCGAAGGCGAAGACGGCCTGCGAATCACAACGCAAAAGCTGGAACAATCCTACCGCCTGAATCAGGTCATGAAAGCGGCCCTGCTGGCCATCAGCAAAGGAGGGGTGAAAGCATGAACGAAATGCCAATCGAGGAAGTGGTGAGGTACGTTGCGTACCTTGCCACACTCGCGGCCCTGTTATCCATCATTGACACTTTGCGCACATGGTTAAAAAAAGGCGAGTGATGCCCAACCTCAAGAACGAGTACAACGCTGCGTTAAATCGCTACTATGACACTCAGATGGATTGTATCTGGGAAGCTGTGGCGAGGGTGTGTAATGTTCCCGACGATGCGCTGAAAAGCAAAAGCAGGGTAACTGAATGGAAGATGGCGCGGTTCTACTTCTTCTACTTCGCCAAAACGCGCACCGATGTAACCTGGAAGCAAATAGGGCTTTACGCAGGAGGGCGCGACCATTCAACAGCTATCCACGGTTATGACCAGATATGCGATTGGTCAAGCGTTGAAAAGCCTGTAAGGCGGAGAATACAGGAAATAGAAGATGTGCTGGACGGGCGATTCGTGGAAAACCAAGAGTTTTACTCGGCTGAAAAAAAGTTGCAAAACGGATTTCTATAACACCAATTTCAAAACCAAAATAAATGACAAACAAAACAATCGAACCAATGGCACTGCGCCAAGTTCACACAACCACAGACTACGGAAGATTTACTTCCATTGACGGCAACCGCAACCTTAACCTGTTGCACCTTCAGCGGCTAAAAAAATCCATTCAGGAAAACTATTTGTTCACCATCATCATCGTGAATGAGCGGTTTGAAATCATTGATGGGCAGCATAGGTTTGAAGCTGTAAAGGAGTTTGGATTGCCACTGCATTACATCATCTGCGAAGGCTATGGATTAGAGCAAGTTCAAATTCTTAATGCAAATTCAAAAACTTGGAACGCGGATGATTACCTCGAGGGGTATGTGAAACTCGGTAAATCGGATTACATCCGCTACAAACAGTTTAAAGACAAGTATGATTTTCCGCACAAATGCTGTATGTCTTTGCTTCGTGGTCATACGGCTGATGCGTCTGGGTCATTGGTAAAGCAGTTTTACAATGGTCAATTTCAAATAGGGTCATATAAACGTGCTGTAGAAATTGCTGAAGCTATTTTACTTATTGCACCATTTTATGAAGGCTACAAAAGAATATGTTTCATTATGGCAATGACGCAAGTTCTAAATAAAGCACAGTTTGAATTAACAGAGTTTATTGCAAAACTACGTACTCAACCATCAGTTTTGTTTGATTGCCAAACTACTGCACAATACGTTTCACTTATCGAAGAAATTTACAACTATCGCCGGCGCGATAAAGTAAATTTGAGATATTGATTGTATATTTGAAACAAGTTAGGAAACGCTGATTGACACCCAGCCCTAATGATGATAACGATGAAAAACGAATTTAACAGACGCTCCCTCGGAGTACCAGTGCGCCCTTGTTATCGGGGCGGTGTCACACTGGGAAATGAGGGGGCGTTTTGCTTTTAACCATGTTAGTAAAAAAATACGCAACTAAACAAAATCTACACGACTCATTCACCTATCGGTTTGATTACGAAGAATGGGACATGATTGTAACATTTAATCCTGAAACAAGGCTAATTCATGGAACTGCAATTTGTCAAATGACCGACGATGCGCCTGTTTATGTACTCACGTATGAAGAAGGCGTCCTTTCTGGTAAAATGGCAGTCGCAGATATGGTTGGAAATTTAGCCTACAAGATAGCAGAGAATTTCGCATTGAATTGTTTAGATCAACTTGAAGAAGATGAAGCTGACAGGATATGAAATTTCACGTACATGGTGGGATTTTGCCTTTGCGAATCCTGAAAAGGTTAAACCTATTCACGCTGCCCTTTTATTCTTTGCCATTGAACATTGCAACAGATTAGGCTGGAAAGAAAAGTTTGGTTTGCCTTCGCAAATGGCTATGGAGGCGATTGGAATAGGTTCTTACACAACGTATATACCAGCGTTTAACGACCTGTGCGAATGGGGCTTCTTTGAATTGGTGCAAAAATCTAAAAATCAGTACAGCAGTAACATCATTGCTCTATCAAAATTTGATGAAGCACCTGATAAAGCACTTGATAAAGCACTGATAAAGCACGACTCAAAGCAATGTGAAAGCACCTGTGAAAGCACTGTGAGTATAGATAAACAAAGAACAAAGAACAAAGAAACAATAGAACCTACTATTGAAGAAGTGAAGGCATACTTCAATGAAAAAGGATACTCTTCAGATGCAGCAGTTAGAGCATACGAATACTATTCTGTCAATAACTGGAAAGATAAATCAGGTAAAAAGGTTCAAAACTGGAAACAAAAAATGATTGCAGTTTGGTTTAAGCCAGAAAACAAAAAACAACTTACACAAGCTAAATACTCAACCCTAACACCATGAAAGACACAGAACTTGAACAGGACGTTCTCTCAATGTTCATAAACAGCTACGAAGCGCAGATGCACGTCAATGAGTGCAATGAGCATTTCTTCACTGAACCTGAAACAAAGGCAACCTATAAATCAATCAAAGAACTGAACGACAAGGGCGAACCGATTGATGTAATGACGGTGGGCCTGAAGTTGAAAAAGATGGGCCTGCCAATGCACACAGCGGTGCACATATCCGCTCGTTACATTGGTGATGCAAACTTGGTTTTCAAAATCAAAATTCTGCACCAGATGTACCTTACGCGGCAGCTGGCAGTATTGGGCGCGGAATTGCAACACCATGCAGCTGACCGCAACGCAGATGCGTTCGCCATCATCAGCAATGCACAGGCTCGACTCGACCAGCTGTCAATCATCGAAAAGGCAGACGGGGTACACATTGCGAAAGTGGCGGTGGAGCGGGTGAATGACATTGCGCAGCGGAAAATGAATGGCATTAAAACTTTAGGTGTGCCATCCGGCTGGGATATGCTGGACCGCTTCACGGGTGGATTTGTTCCAGGGGAATTTTGGGTCGTTGCGGGCCGGCCAGGGATGGGGAAAACATCCTGGGCAATGTCCATCAGTATCGCGCACGCACTCAGGGCCGGCGGGAAGGTGGCGTTCTTCAGTTTGGAAATGACGAAGGAAGGGCTGGTGGATAGGGTGCTAAGTTCTGAATACTCTATCAACAGCGAAGCAATACGCACGGCAAACGTAACAGAGGAACAGATTGAAAGCATGGCGCGGATGCACAACATCGCACGCATGAGCATTTGGATTGATGACAGCAGGCGGCAAAGCATTGACCAGATACGCTCAAAGCTGAAGATGATGAAGGCGAAGCACGGGATAACCTTGGCAATCATCGACTACCTCGGCCTCATCAACCCATCCGACCCGAAAGCAATTCGTGAGCAGCAGATGGCCTACATTAGCCGCCAATGCAAGCTGATTGCTGGGGAAAGCAACATGACGGTCATCGCACTTTCTCAGCTAAACAGGCAGAGCGAACAGCGGGCTGATAAGCGGCCAGGGCTGTCAGACCTTCGCGAATCCGGAGCGATTGAACAGGACGCTGATTTGGTGGTATTCCCTTTCCGGCCCATGTACTACGAAACCGAAAAGCCACCGATTGAAGAGGCTGAAACTATCATCAGCAAGAACCGAAACGGGCGCACCGGAATAATTCCTTGCCGCTTTGAAAGTAGTTATTCCCACTATTTGTTGTAAATTTGCAAGCGATGAGCGGCGTAAATTACCTTTTGTCAATCTACCCCATCAGCAGCCAGGGTTTGCCGGAAAAGCAAATCGCGGAGGCGCGGGAACTTGAGCGCAAACTCATTGAAAAATCACACGCGGACGCGCTCGAACAGGTGGGTATCATCCCAACGAGCGCAAAGAAAATCGCGGCTGCTTATTACAAAAACACCTACCTATGACACCAGAAATCTTCCTTGCTATCCTATCCATTGCGGGCGCATCAGTTCCCTTCGCGCTAAATAATCAGATGGACGAACTCGGCCCATTTAGCGGGTACAAGGTATTCACCTGCCCTGAATGTCTGGCATTTTGGCTTGCACTCATTGCCATTGCGCTGATGGGTGGAAATCCGATTTACGCAGGCATTTCCCCTATATTTTCAAAACTCATTCACAAAACATTATACTGATGGGAAATACAATCAGCCGCGAAACAGCAAAATACCTTATTGAAAAATGGATTAGTCAGAAAATAGAAAATGGACATTTTGAACTTCCTGAACACGATGTGGTGATTTACAGCGAAATGCAAGGAAATGAGCTGATTCGATACACTTTCAAATACTGTCTAAAAATATACACACAAACAATATACTAACCATGTACAGAAACGAAGTTCCAGAAGGCACTATCTGCGCTTTTTGGGGTCACAGAATCAGCGATGGCATAACGATTGCCCGTTACCACAGGACGGAAACGCGAACACCATTCGACATCCATTGGACGCTGAATAAGGACTACTTTGAAAACTTCAGCTCCAATTACCTCGATGCAATTTCAAAGTTTCGCGCTGAAAGCAAGCACAGAACCAAGGACAACGAGCCACCTCATTTCATCGTATGAATCCCGAACAGAAAGAGCAATTCAGCAAACTTCTTCCCAAGTGGCAGGCATACAAGCGCAATCTCGTCTGGACTTTCGATGGGCCGGAAACGGCTGTCATTGAAAAGCTGGCCTACCTGCTGCTTGGGCGCACGCTGAACAGCTGCCCATCGTGTAAGATTGAAGCAATGAGGCAATTAGAAAACCTTTACAACGGATGAAGACCTACCTACACAGCGGCAACGCCGGCGATGTGATTTATATGCTGCCAACCATCCGGGCAAACGGCGGCGGCACATTATACCTTAACCCTGACCGACCTGCACAATACGCTGCCGGCCTGACCCATCCAGGAGGGGGTGTGATGCTCAACGAAACCATGTGCAATATGTTGCGCCCATTGGTGGAGTATTGCGGCATCAAGTGCGAATTGTGGCACGGTGAAAAAGTTGATTACAATCTTGACCTATTCCGTGAAGAACGCATCAACCTGAGTGCATACGATATTCGCCGTTGGATACTTTCGGTTTACCCTGAACTGCTGCCCGGGCCTGCGTTCCGCATCAATCGCCTGAACAATGGATACATCACCGTGAACCTTTCGGAGCGGTACAGGAATAACGCGGCGGGAGGTGATGCAAAGTGGGCGATGCTGCAGGAACAGCCCTACGATGTGTTTTTCATCGGTCTGCAGCAAGAATTTGAAAAGTTCGCGAAACTTTGCCCGAAAGCGAATCACGTTAATACGGATGACTTCCTGATAATGGCAAAGGTAATCGCAGGGGGCCTAATGCACTTTGGCAACCAATCTTCACCATTTGCCGTTTCGGAGATATTCGACCTGCCCCGCGTTCTTGAACTTTCGCCCTACTGCCCGAATGTGGTAAGCACGGGTGAAAACTGGGGCGTAGTGTACAACAACGAAAACATGAAGTGGCACGTGGACAGATTGGCCCGCATGGAACAAAATCCGGAAACGCCCATTATCATAAACCCATCCTAATGGCAGAAACACGCAAAGCATACGCACGACGCTTTCAAGAAGGCTTCTTCGAAAAGTACATCAAAGGGCAGGGCATTGACATTGGATGCGGGCGCATTGATACGCATGATGGGCAGGACACAATCAGCCAAGATGCTGTTCACCATGACAAGGACATTTGCGACGCGACAACTATGGACGTTTACGCAGATGACACATTCGACTACGTTTACGCATCGCACGTGTTGGAACACATTTCCGACCCAGTAACGGCCCTGAAGAACTGGTATCGCATTTGCAAAAAGGGTGGGCATATCATCATCAGCTTGCCACATCGCGACCTATACGAGCGCAAGAAAACGCTGCCTTCACGATGGAACGAAGACCACAAGTACTTCTACCTTCCCTTTGCTTGCGAACCGCCACACACGTTCAGCGTTGCGGGGTTGTTGCACGCTGCGTTCACTTTCCCGTTTGATTACGAAATGCGGGTGATTGACACGGCAACCAATGCAGACCGTCCGGAGGAACACAACAACGGGGAATTTTCGATTGAGGTGATCATTCAAAAGTGAAAGCCTACAAAAAGATTTACCTTGAAGCACGCAACCTCACACAAACCGATTTCATCCCCTGCGAAGTCTGCGGAGGGCAGGCGGTGGACATCCACCACATACAGGCAAGGGGGATGGGCGGGAGCAAATCACGGGACACGCCTGAAAACCTTATCGCCCTGTGCAGAAGCTGCCATCATGAGGCTGACTTTGGCACGGGATTGCCGAAAGAGTATTTACGACAAATCGTAACTGAGAAACTCAATGAAAGGACGACCACGCAAAATAGAAAGCCCTGAAGCATTGCAGCAGGCATTTGACGAATACATGGCTCATTGTGCCACCTTCACTAAATCGGTGTTGAGCAACTCCGGAAAGTTGGTGGATGTTCCAACACCCCGCGTTCCTACCGTTGGGGAGTTCTGCCGATTCATGAAAATGGACAGGAACACACTTGATGAATATGCACAACGCGAAGAATTTTCCCGCACTATAAAAAGTATCCACGCCGAAATCCACGATGCAAAGCAAATCGCGCTGCTGAATGGGGAGGGCAACACAACCGGAATCATCTTCGACCTGAAGTGCAACCACGGCTGGAAGGATAAAACAACCATCGAGCATGAAGGGGAAATCACCGTTACCATGAACCTGACACAATGAGCATCATTAGCAGGGTAGGTCGAAAGGTTGTCATGAACATCACCAAAGAACAATACAAAGCACGAATGCAAAGCAAATCCAAAACAGACCAACCTCACGACCCTGACCATTACAAAGGCGCGGTGGAGTGCATCGCTGCAATTAAAGCCAGCCTTTCGCCTGTTGGCTATCGCGGCTACCTGAAGGGCAATATCATGAAGTACCTGTGGCGTTATGAGAAAAAGGGCGGTCTGCAGGACTTGGAGAAAGCCCGTGTTTATCTTAATTGGCTGATTGATGATAATACTCCCGGCAACGATTGAAGGCGTAACAACGCGCAAGGACAGGACGTGGAAGGTGACACTCGGCACGCAGGAATTACCCGTGGATAAAGCGGCGGCCCTGCTCACGTTAAATCACCAGCTTGCATACGTTGCCATCAAGCCTGAATACTTCAGCGGCGAAGAAGAAGCGTTATTGGACCAGCTTAAGGCCGACCCCGAGGCAGGCGGCAAAACACCAGGTTCACGGCTGCGCGCTGTGCTGTATCGAAACTATGAACAGAATGACCAGGGCTTTGGCTCGTTCGCGTCATTCTACGAACACCACATGGAGCGGCTAATCGAACATTTCAAAGGCAAACTAACATGACAGCTAAAGAAAAGGCATATGAACTGTTTAATTACTACGGCACTCTGACAAGTAATTATTCAATTGCGGCAGATTGCGCAATTAAAGTTGTAGATGAATTGTTTGATTTTCTCGAAGCAGATGATGACAAATACAATTGCGCTCATTGGGCAAATTCATCTGAATGTCGCTATTGGTGTGACGTTAAAATACATTTGAATGATTTAAGACCTGGAAACAAATGAAGATACTCGGCATACTCAACGGCATGAGCGGCATTTCTTACCACCGCCTATACGCCCCACTCCATGACTTGCAGATTCGCGGCTTCGCGCAGATAGACATTTGGAGTCCACGGGATGAGAACGGCAATTACCGCCCGCTGCCAGACCTTGATAAATACGACCTTGTAATTTGGAACGGTACTTTAGCTGAACCGCAGGAGCAGATTATTTCCATCCTCAATACCAGAGGTATTCCGTTCATCGTGGACATTGATGACTACTGGATGCTCAACCGATATAATCCAGCTGTTGATGAGTGGAAACGGCGTGGGCTATCTGCTAAAGTGCAGGCGGCTTTGTACCACGCGGACGCTGTTATCTGCGAAAATGACCGCCTCCGGGAACAGGTGTACAAAGTGAACCGCAACGTTTACACTATCCCTAATGCTTTGAACCTTACGGAACTGCAATGGAATCAGGAGAAAGAACCAAGCGACAAATTCCGCGTTGGATTCGTCGGCAGCCGGTCGCATCGGTATGACCTGTTCACCATCAGCCAAGCGGTTAGGGAGTTCTGCGAAGAAACTGGCAGCGAGTACAACATTTGCGGGTACGATGAAAAGGATCCAGAATGGCAGGCGGTAGGAAACGATGTTGCACCTGTCGGGCATCCTGACTGGCTGAAGCTGCGCCCCGGGGTTCACCCTTCGCAATACGGCATTTATCTTTCCCGTTTGGATGTGGTGCTGGCCCCGCTGGTTACCTCGCAATTCAACCTCTGCAAATCGGATATCAAAGTAAAAGAGGCTGGCTGCTATTCGCTGCCCGTCATTGCTTCAGACTTCGGCCCTTACCATGACCACGCCTCGTTAGGCGTTTACACCGCATCCGGCGTTAAAGAATGGAAGGCGCGGCTGTATGAGGCGTACGAAGGCAAGTTAGACGGCAGGCCCAACGCGGCGTATCTGGAAAAGAACGGCGATTTGCACAAGGTGAATCTTGACCGGATAGCGGTGCTGACTGAAGTGCTGGTGAAAAAATAATTGTGCATAGTTGCTTTGAATTGTGGAGAAGCACTATATTTGCAACACCATGAATAACACAGAAATAAGGCTATCAGATGGCCGTATTGTTGCAAAATCACAATACATAATCTTAAAAACAAAAGCATTAGTAGAGTTTGGGTACTCATCGCTTCGAGATATTGATGTTGCCAATGAGTTAGAAAAAATCGTGGCTGGCAGAAATGACTTGACCGTAATAGGCTTGTTTTGCAAAGACGATATTTCAGAAAATCAAACCATATAACACCATGAATAACACAGAACAACTTGAACATTTCGCCCACGGCCTGCCCGTTATGGAGCGGCTTGAAGAACTGGGCAACGCATGGCGCGAGGGAAGCATTGACGCGCTGGCGACCTACATCACCCTGAACCGCATTGCAAAAATGCTTGACAGCCTCAAAGACGAGGTGAAGCCTTACGCGATTGAGCAGTCAGGCCAATGGCACGAAAAAACATTTAGCTACTTTGGAGCGACAATCGAAAAGAAGTCAGGCGCGGGCCGTTGGGACTTCAAAGGCGTGCAGGCGTGGAACGAAGCCAAGGCAACCTTACAATCCATTGAGGAACGCGCAAAGGCGGCAGCGCAGGCAGCGGCAAAGTTCGGCGCGGCAATGGTCAGCGAAGACGGGGAATTGTTAGAGGGTGCGACGTACACACCAGGCGCGGAAATTATAGCATTGAAGGGGTTATGAGAGGCTGGTATTTATCTGGAAGCGACCAAATCCAATACGCTGAGGGCGCAGGGTTTAGCTACATCGCAGCAAATCTTGAGCATCCTTTCAAGCGTGATTGCGCGGTGACGTTTGAAATTCACGAAGGCAGGGCGGTAAACATCAGGAAGGCATGACACAGACAGCAGTAGAATGGTTATTTACCCTAATGGTTGACCCAAATTATCCAATTGGAGAGCAAAAAAAATGGTTAGAACAAGCCTTGCAAATGGAGAAAGAGCAGATAATAGCGGCCAGACAAGATGGGTACGCTAGTACTACTATTGATTGCGACAGCGGGTGTAGTTCTTCATTTAGCTTAGATGGGACTAATGACCAATACTACAACGAAACCTACGGAGGTAAACCATGAGAGCGGCAGAAGATTACCAACCGCGCGACCTTGTTCAAGATACATTCGGGATGCGCGGCACGGTGGCGAAAGTGAACGTGAAGCAGCAGCTGGTGTGGGTTCACCTTGGGAACGGCCAGATGGCCATGCGACCTGAAGAACTCACGCTGCTGGAGCGCGAAGGCGAAGAAGTAGGATTGGATTTATTCGAAGAAGATTGATTGCCTAGCCGTCAGGGATATGGCGGCAACATGACCGGGTGCGCACATGGCGCAAAGCAGGAGTGTGAGGAGGTCTTCAACCGCCCGGCCTGCTTGCTTGCAGGTTCGAATCCTGCCCCGGTCACAAGCAATAAAAATATGATCAAAATAACAGCTATATTTAATCATGAAATCTGGGTGTTCTGTTGTGGTAAATGGTATGACCGCAGAAATGAAGGATGTTGCTCAGTATGTTGTAAGAAATAAAGGCAACTGGTCGGAACAACCTGTCGCACTTGGAGGAGGAAACAGGGTAAGGAAGCATGAGAGTACCTAAGATTGCTAATGGTGGGTTCGATTCCCACCCCGACCGCAAAACCTTTGGTTTGGTTTTTTTCATACGCGGGGAGGGGTAGCTGTGGTGGCTGCCCCTCTTTTTTTATCACCTTCCTGACGTCAGGAAAACGATAAGACAAATTGCCGTTTTCCCCATTATAGGAAATGGCCTACTCAATACAGCAGCAGCCGCAAGACTACTCACCCGCCTTTAATCCGCTGACCTTTGTTGTTCGCGAAACGGACACGGCAATAACCGGAGCAAGCAATTTCCGCTACCTGTGCGAGGTTGAGATTGACGGCACGATACAGGCGAAGCTAAAAGCACCCATCCGCTACGGCAGCAGCCAGAATGAGGCGGTGTTCGATATAACCGAAATCATCGCTTCCTACGTTGGCAACGACTTTGAACCACCATCAGCGGCGGCGGTAGTCGGGCAGCCTCGCATCGTTACCTATCGGGCAAAGTTCGGCTACGAATACGGCAGCGGGGTTGTGACTGAAGCCACGGGAGTAGTAAGCACCAACAACAAGTTTTCATGGGATGCCTGCCTGCCGATTCAGGACTTCCTCGGATACGCACAAGCGGACTACCTCACCGCATCAGGCGGGACAGCGGGTGCGCAGTTCCTCACAAATGTTCGCAACCGCAAGGTGCAGGCGGATGAGGCGCACACGGTTCATGCGCTGTTCGGGAACGATACTGCAAACAAGGTGTTTGAGTTTAAGAGTTACAACGCGGCGGGAACGCTGCTGCAAACGGTGCAGAAGACCTTTACCTACGTGGACTACAAATCGCGGCTGCTTGCTGCTGACTGCACGTTCAACAGCATAGGGTTCACATCCGGAAACGAGGCTTATTACACGGTGCAGGCTTACCCGTCCGGCTATGCGGGGAAGGCATCAGAAACCATGCGGTTCGACCTGTGGCAGGAGTGCAGCAAATATGACCCTGTAACGCTTCACTTCCTTAACACTTTAGGCGGGTTCGATTCATACACCTTCAGGAAACGCACGGTGCGGAACCTGAACGGAGAAAAGAAAACCTTTGAACAGGATTCTTTCCGCTACACTACCGGGGCCTACAACTATTCCAACGCTCGGGGCGGAGTGACAAACTACAACACCACGCTAACCGAGCAATGGACGCTGAATACGGACTTCCTCACGGACACGGAGGCGGAGTACATCGAACAGCTGCTCTTTTCCCCTGTCGTTTACATGGGGGCGTTCAGCGCACTTGAAAAGGTTACTGTGACCTCCACGGAGTTTGAGCGCAAGTACAACCGCGACGGGCTGGTGCAGTATAGCGTTACAATCCAACGCGCACTCACGAACAGGAGGCAACGCCTATGATGAGGCTTTTCATTGAAGGCAGGCAAGTTGACCTGTCGGAAAACGAAGTCCTGCAAGTAACGCGGGAGATAGCCGACATCCGCGAACCTTCGCAGCGTTCATCCGATTGGTCCCGGACCTTTCGCATCCCGGGTACATCGGCAAATAACAAGCTATTCGGCCACATCTTTGACGTAAATCAGGAGCAGCTGAACAACGGAACGCAGTTCGCGCCAGACTTCAACCCGAACAAGAAAGCGGCTGCCCTCGTAACGGTTAATGAAGTAGAACAGATGCGCGGCTTTGTGCGCTTGCTGAACATCAGCGTTATTCGCAAGGGGCAGATTGAATACGAGGTGAGCGTGCATGGTGAGGTTGCAGACCTGTTCGCCAAAATCAGGAACAAGAAATTGAGCGAAATCGACCTTTCAGAGTTCAATCACAACCTTTCACGAACAGCGGTTAAAAACTCATGGGCCTACACAGCAGCCAGCGGTGGTTACGTTTACCCGATGATTGACCGTGGAAGGGAAAATAAACCATACAACGCATGGGGCTGTGAAGATTTTACGCCTGCCATATTCACAAAGGTCATCGTTGATAAGATATTTACCAGCGCAGGGTACACTTACTCAGCAGATAGTTTCTTCAATACCGATGAGTTCAAATCACGGGTAATACCTTTTCCGAAATTAGGTCAAATTTCGGAGGCAACCATTGCCACCTTTGCCGCCAAGGCGCGGAGGAGTAGCGATGTGACCTATGTGACCGCGCCAACTACGCTGGTATTCAACGATGACAGCAGTAGTGGTTATTACGATGCTGGCAACAATTACGATACGGCAACGGGGAAATACACATCACCTAAACAGGGCGTGAGGTATGCAGTTAGCCTCAGCCTGGATTTAGATATTACTGGCATTGACCACACCATTTACGATTTCGGGAAGGCGACATTTGTCATGCTGGCAGGTAAGCGCACCATTTGCAGCTTTGAATCAGGGCCGTTTCAATTTACCTCATCAGGAGCGACCATCCAACAGGAGGCATACATTGCCTCTGCTTTTGCGCTATTAGGCGATGAAATCCAAGTACGCCTTACGGGCATCACCGCTTATGAACTTGGCACAAGTGCGCCTGTAGTGTTCACCTCTGGATTTAACTTCAAGGTCAAGACCGACAGCTATATCCAAATTGACGCGCTGCAATCTGGCCACGGTGTAGGGCTGTTGGTGGATTTCAACTCCATGTTCGTGAGCGGCGATTGGCAACAGGACAAGTTTCTTTCCGACCTGCTGATAATGGACAATCTGTACTGCGAACCAACGACCCGAACCCGTGAACTATACATCGCACCACGCGACACGTTTTACCGCGATACGGTTATTCATGACCTCACAGCAAAGATTGACTATTCGCAGCCATTGGAAATTATCCCAATGGGCGAACTTGACGGCAACCCTTATGTGTTCAGTATGGCTGTGGGTAAAGACCTTGACAGCGAAGAGTATAACAAGGCCACGGGCAAGAGTTACGGGGAGGCGCGAATCATCATTGATAACGACTTCATCAAGAACGAGCGTAAGATAGAAACGACCTTTGCCAGCACCCCATACAATCAGGCAGGGGCGCAATTCGTGGTTGCCTCGATGCCAAAGGACGCTAATGCAAACGGGGAACTTCGTATCCTGTATTGGAGCGGCAAGGTGACGAACTTGCAATGGAGGCTGTGCGATGCTGTGGCTGAATCTTCGCTCGTCAATCCTGAAATCATCACGGGCGGTTATCCTCACGCTGGGCATCTTGACCACCCGTTCACACCGACTAAAGATTTGAACTTTGGAATGCCCTATTACGTGAACCTTCCAAAGGGAATCCAATATCCGAACAACAACCTATTCAACAGGGAGTGGCGCAAGTACCTGACCGAAATCACCGATAGGAACAGCAAGATTGTAAAGGCCCGCGTTTACATTACCCCTGCCGATTGGCTGAAGTGGTCGTTTCGTGACCTCTACTTCTTCGAAGGGCAATACTTCCGGCTGAACAAAATCCAGGATTACCAGGTGGGCAGCGCGGAGGTTACCGAATGCGAGTTTCTGAAGATAAAAACGGCCAATGTCTTCACCCATCAGACAGGCAAAACAGGAGGCGGCTACGATGCTAAGGACGATAATAACGACAGGTGGCCCGACTTGCGCGGGGGATTGGATGTGCCTCTGAGGCAGTTTGGGTGGAATGGCGAAACTTCCAGCAATGGAGGGCTGCGACCAACCCTTACAGATTGGGTTTCCATGTTCACGGGCGTGACTACCAAGGACATCGGAACACCTGCCGAAGGTGACCAGTTCCGGCCCGTCATCGAGTGGAGCGGCCAAGAATGGGTTTTTAAAGCAATAGCAGAGTAATGGCAAAAAAGATAGTACAACCAGTTGAGGTGCAAGCCTCCGTAAGCGGTGACCAGTCCGTTAAATCGTTCAAGGCGCAGATTCGCGAAGCGCAACAGGAGGCGTTAAGGCTGGCAGAGGCTTTCGGAGAAACGGATAAACGCACCATTGCAGCAGCGCAAAAAGTTGCACACCTCCGCGACCGCATGGAGGATGTAAACGCCACCATTAAAGGGCTTCATCCTGACAAGTTTCAAATGATAGCCAACATCACAGGAACGCTGGCCAACGGATTTGCAGCGGCCCAAGGTGCAGCGGCTTTGCTTGGCGGCGAAAGTGAGGATTTGCAAAAGGCAATGGTGCGCGTTCAGGGTGCGATGGCATTGGCGCAGGGTATTTCAGGGTTGAAGGATATGCAGTTCATGTTTGCCGGGCTGCAAACCACAATCATGACGCAGGTCATACCCGCTTTAGGAACTTTGCGCGGTGCGCTCATTGCCACCGGAGTAGGTGCAATAGTGGTGGCAGTTGGTATGCTTGCTGCAAACTGGGATAAAGTAACCAGCGCGTTTAGGAAATTCTTTGGCCTGACCGATTGGAAAACACTTGAGGAGATGAACAAAAAAGCCATTAAAGGCTTAGAGCGTGAATTGGAATTATTGGAGGCAAAGGGCGCAACTGAAGAGGAAATTTTTAAGGCCCGGATGAAGCGTCTAAACGTAGAGCTGAACCAAATTTATTTTGTTTGGAAACAACGTTCATTAACTGAAGAAGAACGCGACCGATATGAAGAACTTAAGCACCTCATGACATTGGAACGCGAGCGGGAAAAAACGCGCGTAAAGAAAGAGAATATCGAACAACAGGAAGATGCAGAGGATAAAGCTGAAGAGCGCAGGAAAAAGCGCGAAGAACTGGCACGCGAAGCGGAAGAAAAACGTATCGAGGCAGAACAGAACAGCATAGAACGCAATGTTTCAATGCTGAAACTTCATGAAGATACGCTCGATAACCGTTTGGCCATTACACAACTGAACTTTGAAAAGGAAATCCGCACCCTAAAAGAAAAAGGATATTCTGAAGTTCAAATTCAAATGCTTCTAAACGCTGAACTTAACAAGGTTCGTGCAACCTATTACAAGGAACAGGAAGACGCGCAAAAGAAACAGCAGGACACGCTGAAGGCACAGCGCGAAAAGGCAGCACAGGATGAGCTTTCCTTCATCCAATCGAAATACGATGAGGAAGAACTTGCCGCAATGAAGGCAGCTAAAACGCAGGAGGAGTTCGCAAAGGCGCAGCTTGAAATCCGAAAGCGCGAACTGCAAAACGAAATCCAAGCTAAACGCGATGCGGGGCATGCTACTATCGAACAGGAAAAGGAACTTGAAGCAATGCGCCTTGCCAACCTGAAACAGGCAGCAGAGGAAGAAAAGGCAGTTGAAGAGGCAAAGAAAACCGTCAAAGAAAAAGTATATTCCGACCTCATGGCGGCAAGTACAGCAGCCATCGACATAATTGGGCAGGAAACAGCGGCAGGAAAAGCCCTTGCACTTGCTCAAATCGCAGCGGATACAGGGGTTGCCATTGCTAACGCTCTACGAACTTCCACAAGCGAAAAAGACCCGATGAACCAAGTTACAGGCGGTCTTGCTGGTCTTGCAAAATTCGCGGCAATATCAGCGGCTGTTCTGACTGGTTCAGCGCGTGCCATTAAGATTGTGAAGAGCGGGAATGTTCAGCAAGGCGGCGGAGGCATGAGCGCAAGCCGTGGCAGCCTTCCCATGCCTTCCATGAACAGCAGCAGCCTTGGCGGAGGAACGCAGCAGGCCGGGCAATGGAGCAATAAAGTATATGTAACTGAAGGGGACATCAGCGCAACGCAGCGCAGAACGCGCAACCTTCGCAAAACGTCTGTGCTATGAACGGCAAACTAACAGCACTTCAGCGGCAGTACCTCTCCCGGCTCGGAAAAGCGGAGGTAGAACAGCCAACCCTTACAGGGGATTTGCTTTCTGACTTGGTGCAGGGGTGGACGAACTACACCACGGAGCGTTTGAAAACGAGCCTTAAAAATTCCCAGAACCCTTCAGGACGGGCAAGCATGAGTTTGTTTCAATCACTCGACGCAGCCAAAACGCGCACACGGGGCAACGATGTAATAGGCGCGATAAACGCTAACGACTATTACGAATACGTGGACGGAGGCAGGCCACGCACACGCAACAGCGGGGACGGTGAACTTGTGAAGGCATTGTCTGGGCCTACCGGGTGGATCAGCGCAAAGGGCATAGACGTAAGCAATATGCCAGGCGACACACGCGCAGAAAAGAACATGAACCTGGCCAAAGCGATTGCGCGCAAAATCCACGCAAAAGGCTACAAGGGGAACAAGTTCTTCAGCAAAATCATTAACGACGCAACCTTCGACGAGTTCGCGGAATACCTGGGCCGGGCGATGGGGCAGAAGATAGCCCTTTCCATTTCCGTGATGGCAAATCAAGACAAATGACCACTTTCACCATTATAGAAAATGAACGACCCTATCTATTACTTAGAAATTGAAGACGGCGATGGCCTGACCCAAGTCAGCCTTGTGCAGTCACCCGCTATTGAAGAGGATTTCCACTTCTTCAGCGCGGATAAATTCGTGACCCCTACCGCCAATGAAAGCGAAGAAGATTTTATCGGGCGGTGCGTGCCCATCCTAATTGGCGAAGGCAAAGACCAAGAACAGGCAGTTGCTATCTGTTACAGCTACTGGGAGGATAAAACGCAAATGGCCAGCTTCAGCGATTACCCAGAGGCAGCAAAGGCGAACGCAGAACGCGGCATCCGTCTTAATGAAGAACTCAATAACAAATGCGCTACGCAGGTGGGCAAGGTTCGGGCGCAGCAGATTGCTTCAGGCGAACCGCTGTCGGAACAGACCATCCGGCGCACTTACTCTTACCTTTCCCGCGCTGCTGAATACTACAACCCAGACGATCGAGAGGCCTGCGGCACTATTTCCTACTTGCTGTGGGGCGGTGAAGAAATGTTGCGGTGGGCAGAGGCGAAGATTAACACAATCGAACGGGAAAAGCTATCCTTCGCGATTCAGTCAGAGGAACGCCGCATCATCACGGGGCCAGCCATGATTGCTGAAAAGCCCATCCTTCGCAGGGCTGAAGACGGCTCAACCTACTATGTCAAGTTCAGCGCGGCAACAATCCAAAAGGCGGTAAAGCTGTGGGCATTGCAAAACAAATACAACGCGGTGAACGCAGAACACGCAAACCCCGTGGGCGGTATGCACTTGCTGGAATCGTTCATAGTGGACAAAGAACGCGGTATAAACCCTCCGCAAATGTGGGCAGATGCGCCAGAGGGCAGCTGGTTCCTGTCCTACTACGTAGAAGACGACGCTGTTTGGCAGAACATCAAAGACGGCAAGTTCAAAGGCTTTTCCATTGAGGGTTATTTCACCGACAAACCCGCAAGCAGCGAAGAACAGACAATGGCGGCTATTGAAGCTATCCTGACAAAGTACGACAATTCAGAAAATAATCCATTAGATGAAATGAGCGCATTAAACAAAATCAATGAAATCAAGAAGTTGCTCGGCTTTTCGGTAGAGGAAGAAACCCCTGCCGTGAAGTTTGCCGAAAGCACTCTTGTTGATGGAACGGTTATCCGTTTCCCCGGCGATGAAATCGCCATGCTTGGCGTAGGTTCAGTTCTTGAAGTGCAGACCCCAGACGGCGAGTTTGTACCTGCCCCCGATGGAACACACGAAACCGCTGAAGGCTACTTGGTAACAACCGAAGGCGGCGTGGTAACTCAAATCGTTGAAAAGGCTGAAGTTGAGGAAGTGGTAGAAGTTGAAAACAGCACCGAAATGGCAAGCGTAAAGGCTGAATTTGAGGCGAAGTTCAACGAACAGGCGGCCTTGATTGCAAAGCTGTCTGGACTGGTGGAAAACCTGACCAACGCCCAAGCTAAGACGCTCGAAGTAATCGAGCAGTTCAGCGCAATTCCTGCTGCTGAACCTGTGAAGAAAGTAAACGCACTCAAAGGCGAAGCTGCACGACGTGATGAGCGTATCATGGCTTTTGCCGAATCAATCCGAAAAATTAAAACCAACAAATAAACATGGCATTCGTAGTAAGTGACCTCGACAATTACGGGAAAGAAGACCGCCTTCCGCTCCTGTACAAAGCCCTCTTCGGAGGCAAAACAGCCAGCCTTTTGCAAGGTGCTGGTCAAGTAATCCCAGGTATCAAAACCAGCGACAACCTGAACATCCTTGATTCCACCGTTTTCTTCCAGGCAAACGGCTGCGAACCTACCACCTCTGGAAGCACAACTTTCAGCAAGCGCACTCTGAGCGTTGGCGACATTCAGGTTTATGAAACCTTGTGTCCTAAGACACTGAAAACCAAGTGGATGCAGACCCAAATGGCTGCTGGTTCAGGTGGCGACAATGAACTGCCTTTCGCTGACCAAATCGGAAACGAGAAAATCGGCAAAATCGCTGATGCTCTGGAAGAAGACATCTGGCAGGGAACTATCGCTGCAAACCAGTTCGACGGTTTCAACACCATTCTTACCGCTCTTGGATTCGGTGGCGCAGGCGACCCTATCGAAGGTAACCCCACCACCGGAGGCGGCTGGACTCAGCTGACATCTTTGACTGTTTCCAACATCGATGATGCCATCCTGAAGATGATTAATCAGGCGCAGGCAAGCACTGACGGCAAGGCGATTTTGGCCAAAGAAGACCGCTTCTTCGCAATGGGCGTTGATACCTTCCTTTTGTACAAGCAGCACCTCATCGCGGCTAACAACTATCACTACAATCCTGAAACAGGTGAGCAGTTCATGGTAATTGAACCTATCACAGGCACCAAGGTCTATGGTCTGCCCGGCTTGAATGGCTCGAACAAAATCCACTTCAGCTACTGGTCAAACTACTTCATCGGTACTGACCTTGTAGGCGAAGAGGAGAACTTTGAGTTCATCTCTGACCCTGTGAAGAAAAACGTAATCTTTAACGCTGAGTTCAAATACGGCGTTCAGGTTGCTTTCCCCACTCAAATCGTGTACTTCACCCTGTAATTAGACAGGATAATTTCAAACCGAAGGGGCGGGTAAAATTGCCCGCCCTTTCTTTTTAACCCCTACAAAAAAGATATGAGTTGCATTCTCACCACCGGATTTAGCCACGATTGCAAAGACAGCGTCGGCGGCGTTGATAAAATATGGCTTGTTGAATACGAAGCCGTATCCTCCTACACTTCAGCCAGCGGCGAAGTGTCCGCATTAACCCTGAACGGGGGTAAATCGTTCTTCAAATACGAACTGCCTAAAGACACCGCAAGTTTTACCAACACCATTACCCCAAGCGTGGAGAATGGCACGGTTTTCAATTCTGCTGAATTGAATATCAAGCTGCGCAAGCTGTCCACCGCGAAGCGTAATGAAGTAAAGCTGTTGAGCGTTGCCCGTCTGGTTTCTATCGTGAAAACCAATGCAGGCGATTATTGGGCAATGGGCCTTGCACGTGGAATGGACATGACAGCAGGCAGCTTTATGACTGGTGTTGCCCTTGGTGACATGACCGGCTACGACCTGACCTTTACCCATGCTGAAAAAGAACCTCCACAAATTGTTCAATCAGGTGTTTTAACTTCGCTGAATATCAGCTAAATTTGAATCGTTTTGTGTTATGGTGTGAATTGGCCATCCTTCGGGGTGGCCTTTTTGCTTATAGGTATTCCTCGCGACACTTCGCCCGAAAGTCATTTATCACCCTACTAACCTCATTCAGCGCAATTCCAGTCAGGCGGTGTATTTTACGCATACTCATTCCAGACAGGTAAAGTTCCATCATCTTCGATTCATACCACGGCTCACGGCTTTGCACCGTTGCTATCGCATCCAACTTTTCCTGCACATCCGCTTCTTTGCGTTCCCTAAATTCATCTTCATCCTCTGCAACATCCCAACCCTCAATGCTGTCTGTTCCAATGTTTAACTTAGCTATCCGGTCATTTGGCTTGCAAAGGTTCGCAGCGCATCGGATGTAGAAAAACTCGAAGTACCCTGCCTCCTGCGCACGTGCTGCCTTTTCGCTCAACTCCGTGGCAATAAGTAGGAACAATTCCTGCTGAAGGTCTTTCCAATGCGCTGGGCTGTACTTCTTGCAGACCATCGCTGGCCATGTTTCGGAGGCGAGAATTTCAATAGGTGTTTTCATGTCAGTAGAAATAGCCCTTTCTTGTTTACGCGGCTGCAATGCAGGGCAAGTGCCAGCCCGTTCACACAATCATCGTGCAGCCCTTCAGGCGCGTTGTAGCTTATGCCCGTGCGCGTGTGTGTCCATTCAAAGTTCATGAGTTCATCGACTATCGGGCCATCGGGAAACACAACCTCCCGCCCGTGGATTGCGCCTGCGAGGTCTTCCATAATTTGCTGTTTGCTTGTCGAGGTGTATTTAAAGCCCTTAATCCTTGGGCAAACCCGCTGCAAGTCTTCAACTATCGGGTCACCAACGCCCGTGGAGTCAATTACCGCAGGCGTTCTGCCAACAATCCGCTGCACCGTGTCGCGGGTTGCCTTCCAGTCAAGCCGGAAACGCTCGAAGAAGGCTACCTTTTTGGACTGATTAAGTCCAATAATGACGGTCCAGTCCCTGCTTTTGGCAAGGTCAATTCCGTACCATTCCACCGGACCGGGTGCAAGGGGTTCGATACAGGACCGTATGTGGTCCAGTCCGAAAGGGTTTGAATCATCGTCGGCGGGTTCGGCAAGGTAAAGTTCTTTGAAGACGTGCGCGGGTAGGTCTCGTTCTGCCTGTTCCACTTCCTCTTTCTCTAAAATTCCCGCGTTCACTGCATCCCAAGCGGTGATTTTGTGGAACTCATACCCATCTTCGCCCTGCCTTGCCCGTTCTGCCAATCGGTAGCCCCAGTTTTTTTTCCCTTTCACGTTCCCGATAAGCTTGCATTGACCTCGGGTTTTTGTCAGGGTTGAACGCAGCGCAAACCATGCTTCTTCGCGGGCGCGGGTGAACTCATCAAACACAGCTGCGTAAACGTCATCGCCGTAAAGGTTATCAGGCTTTTCCGCGCTCTTAAATTCAATCATTGCCCCGGTGGGCAAGGTCAATCTTAATTTACTTTCGTTTGCCTCAAACAGCCTTTCGGAACATTGCTGCTTAAACCGCCTGAACGCGATTTCAGCCTGCCCATACACGGGAGCGACCCACCAAAACGACTGCCCTTTCTTTCCCTGAAGCGCCTTTTCAAACAGCCATACAATATGTGAAGCGGTTTTGCCTGCCTTCGTGCTGGCAGCCGTGACGGTATAACGCGCCGTGCTGTCGAGGATAGCGATTTGATACGGTGCAAGCGGTGGGCGGTTGTACTTTATCTTCATTGCTTAAGTTCCCACATGAGTTGCGCCATGTAAAATTCTGGCCCTGCAGTGCTTGCCCGATTTAACCTATCTTCTCGATCCCTATCAATCGTCTTCAGAAGGGCAGCATAGTTGAAGAACTCCATGAGCGGCATCGCCATGACCGCGTCCATCTTCGTTAAGTCCTTCCCTGCCATGCGATAAAACATTCCTAACCAGTCATTGCTTGTTTCCTCAGCTTCTTCTCCTGCTGCTGGAAAAAGGTGAGGGAAACTTTCAATAATTCGGGTAAGAGATTCGAAAAAAAAAGCGCGTAGGGGTAGGCTTGCCCAACAGGCATTTTTTGCATGATTAATTGCGCTTTTCGCTGAAATTCCTGCGCGCTGCGTGATTTATCATACCGAACGTCCACCCATCTGAACCACTTTCTTTCCTGTTCTATCATCAGGCACGCAATAACCTGCGGCATATTTTGTATGAACTTTCCATCGGCTGCCACTACCTGAAGCGTGGCATATTCGCCAGCGGAAACCTCAGCGGGGTTCGTAACTATTCGATACCACTTGCCGCCTAACTTGAAGCGTCTGCGCTTTGGCTTTTTGGATGGGTATTCGTTGAGAAAGGTCAGCTTACGATAGGCTGCGATGCGCTCTGTGTGCGGCTGCTTTTCGATTTCCTCAATGTGCTGATT